CCCGGCAGGAGCCGCAAACGGCGGTCCTGCCACGGGATGATACGCCCGAAGAGCAGGAGCGCTCGTCGCGTATTGAGCAGGTGTTCTCGGGCATACGCTCCGATATGGACATGCGAGCGTTCCGGCGTGGTGATATGCCACCTGATTACGAGAATGCGTTCAACCAGTTAAATTACGGGTGGATCGCGTCCCGGCAATACATTGCCCCGCAAGAAGACAATAGCAGCCCGTTTCGGTTTATTCGGCACTATAACCCGATGAATATCTATCCGGGTCCGCAGACGGACGATGGCTACCTGTGGGTCTTTTCGCAACTTCCGGTTGCAGGTGGGCGCATTCTGGCCGATAAGCGGTATTCAAAGGTGCATGACGACATTGATCCTGATGACCCGTATAAGACGCATGAGCTTGTCGAGTTCTATGACGACACTGATGTCGTCACATTAGTCGATAGTACCGAGGTCTGGCGTGATCAGCATAAGCAGGGCGAAGTCCCGTGGCTGGTTGGCCCAGTCAATGGGCATAACTTCCGTGGTCTGGTCAATGACGACCGGGACTTTGTTGATCATATGGGCATGTCCCTGAATCACGCCAACCGGGATCTGCATAACTATTACAACGAGCTTCTCGAGACAATGGGACTCATTGTGAAGAAGTACGCCAAGCCAACCGTTGTGGTGAAGACCCGCGATGGCACCGTACGACGACTTGAACTCGGTAGCGGGGCTGTAAATACCCTGTTAGCCACCGATATCGTGCAGGTGCTTGATGTACCGGGCGCTCCTCCAGAAATGGTGCCGCTCCTGCAATCTGTTCTGTCGGCGATGTATCGAGCGACATTTCAGGAGACGGTGTATGGGGGTGGCGGTGAATCCGGGATGTCAGCACTGGCAATTACCCTCACCGGGCATCACGCCGG